AGTGTTCCGCCGCCCCCAACCGTCTCCCCGGCGTCTTCGGGTGTCTTTCCGGTGCGAATGTCCGCGCCTGTCGCGCCCTCGGCTCCGGCGATCGCGCGGCCGCCAGGTGCAACCTCGCCTGTCCGCGTCGGCGCGCTTTCGGTCAAAAAGTGCGGATCTTTGAAGGCAGCCTGTTGGCGCTGCGCGGCGCTGTGCGCCATCTCCCCGGTGGGTGTTTCGGTAGGCGGCGTGGTTTCCAGTGTGAAGGTGAAAGGCTGCGCGCCTTCGCCAGCGGGCAGTTGGGGCGCTCCTGCTTCCGCCGCCGGAAATGCCCCTCGGGTGGCGTTCACCTTGTCGATCGCCGTCATGGCTCCGCGCTTGGCCGTGTTCGCAGTCACTGCCTGCAAGCTCTTTTGCTGCTCCGCCGCAATCGCCGGCGATTCCTTGGTTGCGGTCTTCCCGGTCAAGCCGCCTTCCTTGTCTAGTTGGTCGGCCATCACCGGAACGGTTTCCTCGCCAACCTTCGTCGTCGTCGGCGCTGCATTTTTCAGGGCCGTAATGCCGGCGCCCAGCAAACTGGCCACTGCGCTCGTCCCGCCGCCGATCGCGCCCGCCGTCGCCGCCTGCTCCGGGTCTTCGGTGTGGAGATAGGTCTGTGTGCCCAGCATGGCCGCGTCTTTGCTGGCTTTCAGGCCGATGGCGACCAGGCCCGCCAGCTTGGGGTGACCTGCCAAGATGTTCGCCACATTTTGCGCCTGTTTCAAGTGGTCGGCGGCCTCCAGGGTTTTCACGCCAGCTCCGGCGGCAGGTCCTGCCAGCTTCAGTATCCCGTCCGTGCCCAGGTATTCAAGCACCTGCTCGCCCACCGCCCCCACGTTTTCCCAAAATCCCGCCGGCTGCCCTCCGCTCCGTAGCCAGTCAGCAGCGTCCTTGGTGTGCTTCAGCATGGCGTCATTCACTGCCCCTGCCTGCGGCGCCACCGCTTGCCCCTGCGCGTGCACAGCGCGGCCCGTCATATCCAAGATGTTGCCCACCAGGCTGCTCGCGCTTTTCAGCGCCCCGCTCATCATCCCGCCCAAAACCGGAGACCGCCATTGGTCTGGTTCGTTCTCTCCGGTCAAAGCCGCGTTCGCGCGCTGCATCCCTGTTGCCGGGGCAGCGGGCGGCGTGGGCGCGCCGGCCAGCTTGGCGCCTGGCGGCAGGGGCGGCAGGCCTCCGCCTCCCTGCGGCGGCGGGGCAAGCGTCGCGCCTGGCGGCAAGGGCGGCAATCCGTTTAGTGCTGCGCCGGGACCCATTGGCCTCCTCTCACCACCAGTGGGGTTCCATCGGCGGCGGTTGCCACCCGTTCACCGGGCGTAATCTTCACTGGCGCGCCGGCCGTGCCGCCAGTCTTTGGCGGGGCTTCCGGGTTCTGTGTCAGCTCGGCCACGCGCCGCGCGTGATATTTCGGATCGAGCGCCGCGCGAGCCTCTTTGGCTTGCGGAGATATATCCGGCATATTCGCCTCATATGCCGCGCTGGGCGCCGCGTTCTTCCAGCTTGTCTCGTAGCTGTCCAGCTTGTCGCCCATCGATTGCGCTTGTGTGGTAATCGCCTTGTCCCTGTTTCCCGGTAGTGTCGACGTGAGCGTGTCTTTGATGGACGCAATGGCCGGAATCGTGGCATCGCCATAAAACTTGGCCAGTTCGGTGGCCACCGTAGCCGCCTTGTTCTGGTAGGCCGTCCAGGCCGGCGTGTGGGGAATATGGCTTTCAACCGTGTTCAGGGCTCTCAGCTCCCGCAGGTGGCCCAGCGCCGTCCCGCCCGCGTTCAGCGCCGCCCCTGCGCTCCCCGGTTTGGTCGAAGTGAAATCGTGGTATGCGGACACGTAGCCGTCTATCTTGGAGCCGTCGAAGCCGGGATATTTCTGCGCCACCGCCGCGAGCAGCTCCGGTTTGCGCGCGGCCAGATAGCTCAAATTTTTGATCGGCATCCGCCCGGTCCCAATCTGGTCAACCAGCGTTGTCCCGGCATCGCCGCCGGCAGCCATTGCTCGCAGGTTTGCTGCGTCCGTTTCTTCCTTGTCGGCGGTTGCATCGTTGGCCCGGTTCTCATGCGCGGTCCGGCTGGCCTCAAGTCTCAGCTTTTCCTTGTCGTCTTTCTCCTTGGCCTGCTTGTCGTACTCGTCCAGCGCGTCTTTGCTCTGCGCCATGAGCAGCTTGCTCGCGTCGCCGTTCGATATTCCCCCGGCCGGAATGGTATACGTCGATTCGGTCAGCTTGCCGTCCTTCATGGTTTTCATGGTCAGCGGCAAATCCTTGGTGATTTTTCCGTCCAGCCAGTCCTGTGTTACCAGCGCGGCATGAATTCCGTCGATCTTGCCGTCGTCGCCAATATGCGGAATCGCAATCATCCGGCCCTGGGCCAGGTGGTCATGCAGCGCGGGCATCTCCTTGAACGCCGCCACCACGCTCTTGAAATCGGGAAAGATGCCCATATCCTGCGAGGCTTCGCCGCCATCTGAAATCAATTTCCCAAACGCATTTGCCCGGTCCATATCCCCTTGGCTGGCTTCAATCTTGCCGCGCTCCAGGTTGAAGGTGGACTGCGCAATCTGGTGGCTCAGCAGGGCATTCTGCGCGCTTGAGGTCGCCGCCTTTTGCTGTGCTTCAAAGTCTTCGTTGGCATTCTGGCGCTGCTGCTGCTGCCCCTTCTCGGCCTGCTGCTCGCCGGCCTGGATGCCCAGCCCCAGCCCGCGCGTCTTCGCTCCTGGTCCGGTGCCCGCGTTGGCCGCCGCGTTGCCCATGCCGGCGATCGCGCCCGAGATAATCCGCTTCCACTGCTGGCCTGGTCCGCTCTTCACCGCGGTGGCCACCATCTTGCCGGTCTGGGGATCGCGCGCCAGGCTCACGTCGCTGGATCCACCCAGCGCGTTCAGCACGCCGTGATACACCTTCTCGCCCCAGCTCGGCTCCGGGGTCTTGAGCGGCTGCGCGTCTATTTTCTGGTTGTCGAGCGAAGCATCGCGCGTGGTCTGGGGCGGCGGTGCGGGGGCGAACCCGCCCGCCGTCCCATTTTCCGAGGCTCCGCTTCCGCTTGGCCCGGAACTTGGCTCCGCTGGAATCTGCGGCGCCTGGTCTTCACCTTCGCTTGTGTAGCCGCCCGCCTGCGCCGCTGTGCCCATGGTTCGCCCCTATCCCTTTGACTTGCCCAGCGCCCATCCGCCCGCCGCTGAGCCCGCAATCCCGCCCAGCGCCCCAATCACGCTGGTCCAGACGCTGTTGTTTTCCTGCGTAATTGTATTTGCTTCCGTATTTGCCGTCTGCGCCGCACTGTTTGCGCTGCTTGAAAAGCTATTCGGGTTCCATCCTGCGGCCAGACTCTCCGTTCCCTGCACCGCGTTCTCCCATTCGTTGTAACCCTGCGAATATCCGGCCTGTTGAATGCCCAACTTCTCGGCGCTTTCGGTTCCCGCCGCCGTTGAGGCCAGTTCCTCCTGTTCCTGCTCGGTCGCCCCCGACGTCAGATTGATGTTGCTCATGCCGCCACCCTGGGCCGCCACGTTCTCCTGGAGCGCCTGCTTGGCCTTGGCATAGCCCTGCGCGGTGCCTTCGGTTGCCGTGGTGTCCAGGTTGGTCAGCTCGGCGTCGTTAAAGCCCATCTGGTTTGGCCCCGCTGCCAAAATGGGCGCAAACTGTGCGTTCAGCGTTGCCGACAGATCCGAGAAATTCTTATACGCGGTGTTATAGGCCTGCACCTGCGTCTGGTAAAAAGAAGCTTCCTCGCTCTGCAACTGATCTTGTGTTGCCGATGCTCCTCCGCACATCACTGCACCCCCTGGGTTATCTGTTGCTCCCCGCGCACAGCCTGCGGGGCGCGTTCAGGCGGTTCCAAAGGCTCAATGAGTCGTACCAGCTCATTCGGGCTTTCCCTGAATCCCAAGTGCTTTCCCGCCATCTCGGCCAGGCCCGCGTCTTCGGTTTCAAAAATCCACTCTTCCGCGCCCGCACGCTCCAAAGCCACTTCCAAAAAGGCCATTCCTTTCACCAGCGCTTCCACCACCCGCTTGCGCTGGTGCACCGTCTTTCCAGGGCCAAACTGAATATTCACCCGCGTTGCCCTGCTCAGCCGGATAAAAAATACCGTGCCCTTCTCGTCCTCAAGCGCCGTGCAGGTTGCGCGCGGATCGGCCTCGGTTTCACCGCTAAAGCTCTTGCGCAGACCCATAAAAAAATCCGCATCGCGTATCCCTGCATGGTGCTCGTCGGCCGCAATCCACTTCTCCAGCCTTTCGCGGTCTTCCTCGCCCACCGCGCGTAGTTCCAAACCGTCGAATATGCCGAGAATATGCGCCATATATCTCCCTTACTTCACCGTCACCGGCAAATACCTTCTGAGTGGCAGCCGGCCGCCGCGGTAAAACTGGCGGCTATACACGTCGGCGCCGCTGGCAATCGGCGGCAAGCTTGAAATCATCAAGGGATGCACGCCGTCGATCGTTCCATTTTCTACCGGGGGCATGCCTGCCGGCGCGCCCGTCTGCGCCACCGTATCCGTCGCGTTTCTCATCTCTGGTTTCGCCATCATTTCCTCGCCTTCTGCGGCAGCCGGCCGTAAATCGTATAGGTCAGCAACTCGTTGGGGTAGTTCTGCGCCGGCCAACCAATCTGCACTTGCAGGTGGCGGCAGGCCACTGGTTTGCCGCTCTGCATCGCCCAAAAGCGCTTCGTGGTAACGGTCTGTGAAGGTGCCAGGTTGGGCGGGTCGTTGGTCGAGTGGACTAGATTGGTAAACGCGCCGCTAATCTCGTCCAGCAATATTCCCACCGTACACGGCTTCGCGCCCGCAATCGCCATCTCTTCGGTGGTCACAAATTGCACCCCGGCGCTGGTTCCCGGCTGGGCCATCACAATGCTGCCAATGTTGGCAAAGGGTTGATAGGGCACACCGTTGTCCGCGTTGGTTGTCGCATCGCGTTTTAGTATCGGCTGTCCCTGCGCGGCCGGACCCAGCAGCAGGGCCTTGATGCCGGGGCTGGTCTCCACGCTGGCAATCGCCTTCACCCCACCCTGGATCAGCGCCCGCGTGCTCCATGTGTTGCCGCTCTCCGGCGCACTCACGGCGCTCATCCTGAACCATCCTGCCGCACCATCCGCCACATAGAGCGCCATGTCCGCGCTCGATCCCTGATGCCACGCGCAATAAGTGGCCGCCGGAGTATAAAGCGCGTTGAACTGGTCGCCGATCGGGAAGCCCACTTCCAGTTCGCCCGCGCCGGGGTCCATGCTCACCACCTGGCCAGAGGTGAGCATTCCGTAGCCCGTTGAACCGTTCACCGCCAGCGCATCCTGCGAGGCCAGGCCAACACCCTGCTGGAAGTTCACTACGTAGTAGGGCGAACTCGAAGTTCCCTGTCCCTGCACCACCCAAATGTCGGAGTTCGTGTAGCAGATAAGCCCAATCGACGTTGGCCAGCAGGTTACCCCCTGCGAAGGGAAAGTGAACTGGTTCAGGCCCGGAAAGCTTTCATTTCCGCTGCCGGTAATGGTGGCAGGGCCGCCGCTATATTGCAGAACGTTGTTCACAAAGCCCCAGATACGTCCCTGGTAATAGGCCTGCGGCGTCCAGCCCACGGGCGGGGGATTGTTCGACCCGTCAATCGGCGCGGTAATCAGCTCGTTCAGGCCGCTGTCCGTCGTGGTGTCGGTAAAGATCCAGGTGTTTGCCGCCGCACCCACGGCCGGGTTGGGAATGGTCGCGTCGTAGAGCAGGGTGCTGCCGCCCTGGAGCGTGCGCCAAATAACCAGCTCGTCAATCTGCGGGTCGTTCGGTATCCCCTGGCCCTGGATCACGGGCAGGTAATCCGCCGCCACCGTGTAGGGAAGTGAAATAGGGCTGGCCGTGCCAATGTGCCCCGTAATCGAGTTCTTGCCGCTATAAGCCCACTGCCACGCGTAGCTGTTGGCTTTGGAATAAGGGCCGCCGTTCAGCCATAGCTGGCCGCCGTCGGCGGTTGAGCTTTGCGCCGCCGCGCTCCAGGCCGGGGCTGCGGCGCCGGTCTTGGCAATCAGTTGCGGAGCCTCCACGTTATTGTTCGCGTCCAATATTTGCGTGGCCAGGCTCAAGGTCTGTGTCGCTCCCGGCCACGCTATCGCCGCGCCCTGGTTTACCCAGCCCACCCCGGTGCTCTCGGTTACCGAGGTTCCATAGCCGTTCGTCCAAACCGGCGCCGCCAGCCCGCTGTTTCCTGCTGCTGTGCATTTGAACAGGTTGGTCACCGTCACCGGCTGCTGGACATAGGTAACGGTGGGCACATTCACATAACCGTTCCATGTGTAGGTGGTCTGCATCACGGTGATGTAGTACGTGAAGCTGGCTTCAATCACATTGCCCACAACATAGGGGTGTGAAGCGGTCCATACGCCGGGTCCCAGGCTGGTCCACACCGCCGTTCCGTCCGCCGTTGTCAGACCCACGCCCGCGCTAAAAGTGGGCAGCGCCGCCGCGGTGACGCCCGCCGTGGTCAGCTGGTAAAGCACGCCGCCCTGCAAAATCACAAACAGCGGCCCATACCAGGTGTTTGCCGCCCAGGCCGGATAAATCGTCGGCGCCAAGGCCTGCGTCACCGTGGGGGCCAGCAGCGGCGTCGCAATGCCCCACTGTTCCACGGATGGCCCGCGGTTCTCCCATTGCGCCGTGTTGTCCAGTGTCACCGCGCCCAGGGCGGGCTGCCATGCGGCGGGTATCAAGCCGGTGAAACCGGCGCCTGTCGTCTCAGTGCCTGTTTCAGCCGAATAAGGCACGTCTGCATGCAGGTAAGCGCATGAAAGCTGCTGCCCGTTGCTGACGCTTATTACCTTGACTGGCGTGCTATTCAGCGCTGGCACGGTGGTAAGGCCTGCCCCCGACAAATAGGCTCCAACCGGCACCGTCAGTTGCGTCGCAGCTGAAAAAAAGAACGTGACCACGTTGCTCGTGATCTGGATGTTGGTCAGTGTTGCCGTCTGCGATCCGATACTGAGCTGAAGGTTGTTATAGGGGTCCACAATAAACTGCCCCTGCGCAAATGCCGTGTTCGGCGTCCAGCTTTGCCCGCTCAGCACATATTTGCTGGCATTCACTCCATCAGCAAAAAAGCAGATGTTACCCACGCTTTGAAAGCTCGTCCTGCCCGCGCCCACCGCTTTTTGCTGCAAAATCACATTGTTCGCCGGCCCGGTCACATCGCGCACGGTGCCATAGTTCAAGCCGGTCGCCGGATCAACGCTGGCCAGGATGCGAATGTTTTCCCCGCCCGCTGAAAATGCGCGGAATTCATAAAAGCGATTGATTGGCGGAAAAGGCCCTGCGTTATACACGCTTGAGCCTGGCCGCGTGGCCAGTGTCAGCCGCGTGGTCACCTCCATATTCTGGCCGCCAATCAGGCTCTCAAAGCGCGTTGCCGAATAGAACTTCTCCAAAAGAAACGTCGTCGCCGCATCGCGCAGCGGGTTGCGCTGTGTCCACAGGCCGGTAAACATCCGGTTGGTATGCAGCGGCGCGGCGCTGATCGGCTGCACCTGCGCGCCGGCGGCAATCAGGGGAGATTCTGGCATCAGCTCTCCCTTGCCTTATACCGCTCGGCAGTTCCCAGTTGATTGGCCTGCAGCTGGGCCAGCACGCGCGTCCAGTTGGCCAGAAAGATGTTGCGTTCCAGATCCGTCAAACCGCCCTGCGCTCCCAGTAATGCGGTGATGAATTTGGTGTTGTATTCGCTGAATCGCCCGTCGTTTCCAATCAGGCTCATCATCGCCAGGTGTCCCCACTGGCAAATGTAGTTTTTCTCGTCGGGCACCGGATGCCAGCTCGATCCAAGACTCATCAGCACCGGCGCTTTTTTCTGGTAGGGCAGCGTCACCACATAACTCTGGTCCGGGGCCGGGGTCAGCCTAAAGGTGATGTTTCCCGCCCCATCGTCCAAAAAGGGCGAGCAAAACGCGGGCCTGGCCCCGCTCGCGTCCACATGCAGCAGATTCTTGACTGCAACCTCCCACGGCTTTCCGCCCGCGGTGGGCGTCACTGTGCCGCCTTCCAAAAAGCCAAAGTTGCTCAATCCCCCTTGCGGGGTGTCCTGCGTCGCGGCGGTAAAAATAACCACGCCGCGGTTCCACGGCCACGCAAAGGGCGGACCCAGTACCGTCTGTAGCACCAATGTGGCCGAGCTTAGCGCCGGCTCCATGCCATTCACAAGCACCGGCTGCTGCTCGAGGAAACTGGCTTCCCAGTTGATGCAGTCCTGAATTGTCTTCGTTGACGCCAATTTATTTCCTCTTCGCTGTCTTTTTCTTGGCGGTTTTGCGCGCGGTTGACAGAACCACGGCCACGCGCTGTTTGTTGGCCTTCTTCGCTCCAAACTTCGCTTTGGTGCGGGCAAAGGTCTTGCCTTTTCCAAACTCCTCAAAGTTGGTCTTGATCGTCTTTTTACTCGATCCTTTTTTCAATGGCATTCAGGCCGCCTCCTCGTTCCACCAGGTCAATTCCATGGCCCGGCGTTTTACCAAAGGACCATCTACAACGCCCGCCGCATATACCCAGCGGGGCATCTGCACCGGCACTTGCGCCCAGCCATGCGCCAGCATCACAGCCAGATCATTCGCGCCAAGGTTAAAGGTGAAGCTCGTCAGCGCATCGAATTTTCCTTGTGACAGGATATAAACCCCAAATTGTTTCGACAGCTGCACTTTCACAATCTGCTCAGCCAGCGTCAGATCCGCGGCAAGCAGCGTCCAGGCGCCAGCCGATGAAATGCCATTCAGATAAATGCCGCTGGCTAGTTCGGCATGGGTTAAAAGATGGCCATAGCCGATCGTGGCGTGCCCGTTCTGATCGGCATAGATGTTCAGCCGCAGCCCTTCCCAGCCTTGAATCGCCGTCACTGTGCGCGGGCTCGCAATCATGTTTATCTCCCTGGCCACATATAGCCGGGCATAAACGGGTTTGCCGGGCCAATGTCGTAGCCGCCTTGCGGCGCCACCACGCTTCGGTCCGGAATGAAACCGGCGTTGTCCGTCTCCCGGTCTCCCTGCTTCATGGCCGCTTCCATCGCTCCCAGCCAGCTTTCATGCAACCCGCGCGGGCCATAGTAAAGCGCCCTCATCTGGGGGTTGGGGCTCATCTTGTAGCAGCCGGCAATAAATCCGTCCCTGAACCAGTTCGCATAGTCGTCGGGCACGGGGTTGATGAATGCGCCCATGCTTGTGAACGGCGCGGGCGCGCGCATCTGCGCCACCACGTTTATCTGGTAAACCACGGCCTGCTGCGGGGGCAGGGGCAGAATCCTGAAGCCCTGGGAGTTCGGCCCGGCCACGGTCCACACACAGGTTCCATCGTTCACCGTCACGCCCTCAGCCGAGGACGCCGGCAGCACGGGCGCAACCAGGCCTGTCACGCCATAAGTCGTCAAAACCAGAATGTTGCCGTTCGCATCCAGAATGTTGATCGGCGGATTGGTCGGCGTCGTCACAGCGCCCAACGGCGCGGTGTAGGCCTTTCCCGGCCCCGGCCACACGCCCTGATTCAGCTGGTTGTTCGGCAGCCACGCAATCTTTCCCGGCGGGTTTCCGCTGATCGACGTCACGGGCAAATCCCGCACCGCTTCAATCGGCCAGGTGGGCTTTGGCAGCGCGGTGTTGTTTATGTCGATCCAGTACCCGCCTTCCAGCCATCCTATATATGCGGAATATGTAGAACCTATACCGGCATAGTCCTGCTGCCAGCTTGAAGTGTAGAACGGCGGAATTTTCATCCGGTTCCACTTCCAATTGAATCGCTGGGAAATCAAATCGAGCATCACATCCGTGCCAATTCCGAGCGCGGTATTCACGCTGAAACCGCCCGTGGGCAGCACCGGGCCAAGTTCTCCCAGTGCCGCCACGTAATCGGTGATCGATTGAAGCGTTGTGGTGCTCGATCCCATTGTTACCCCAGTTTCGCCGCGTTGACTTTCTGGTTAGGCGTCCGGTTGTCTTGTGCCGGGATCGCTTCGGCAAGTTCCTCGGCGTCCGGATGCGGTCCCAGTGTTGGGCTCAGCGTCCGTGGCTCCGCAACTGAGCCGGTTACCGCGGCCTCAGTTAGTTTTTTTTTACGACGTATCCAGCGGCTGCAGAGTCAGCGGCCCCGGCGTTTCTGGTGCTGGCGGTTGCGGCGGTGCCGGTGTCGAACGCCACCTTGATGCTTGACAGAACCGGCGTCCCGCCTGTTCCGCCGCCGATCGTCACCGTCACGGTTTCTCCGTCCGTGAGCGCGAGGCCTTCCGCACTGGTCAAGCTGGCGGTGAGTGTGCCCACGCCGTTGGCTACGGCCGTAACGGTGGCGGTGCCGTCTCCGTTGTCGACCGAGGTAAACACGGCGCCCGCGGTGTCGGACGAGCTGAAGGTTACGGGCGGAATGGTTCCCGTCCAGGGGTTACCGAGCTGATCGAAGCCAAGAACAGAGGCCGTCGCGACCTGGCCCGCCGTTGTGAGAATTACAGGACCTGCTACTGCGCTCATGGGGTTGTCTCCTACTGCGGTTGAAAATGTGAACATTATCCCGATGCTGCTCAAGCGCGGTTCAAGCTTTGCGAGAATCTTTCTCGCAAGCTGTTCCAGTCGCTCCAGACGGGCCGTCGTTTCGCGTTGTAAAAACTCTTCGTGGTTCATGGCCTTAGCTCACCCATTCGGCGGTCAACTGCCGCACTTGCACGCTGCTGATGGCCAGTGTCGATGACACTTGAAACAGAAAGCTGTTGGCGGTGTTCAAGTTGGTCGCCGCCGAGGGCAGCACATTGGTGTCCTGGTAAGTCGTCTCCGCTGCCGCCGGCGTGTTTGCACCGATGCCGATGCTGAGCTGGCCATGCGCTTCAAGCGTTCCAGTCGTTCCCAGCGTCACGGTGGTCAAGTCGTAACAAAACTGGAAAGGCATGTTTGTGCTGGCGGTGGTGCTCAGCGCCGCCGTGGTAATGGCCACCTGGGTAACGCCCGCAATCACAATTTGGAAAGTGGGCACCGGCGCGGTGGTGCCTGGCGTCGTGTAAACCCCGTAGCCGCAGACCCTGAGCACCCTCGGCGACGTTCCGCCATGGTTCATGGCGTTGGTGGGCATCGCGCAGGTTGCGATGGTCTGCGCGGTCGTGACCGTCGTCACAGCGGTTTGCGCTCCTAGCGTGCAAAGCGTCGTTTGCAAGGTTGAAGCAGTACCCGCCGTCCCGCAGCTTGATAGGATGTTCGTCGATACATCCGCGGTCAGCAGCGGCGGGGTTCCCGGCGGGCAGGTGCTGGTCGCATTCGGCCCGTTCGTGATCTGTGCAAACTGCGCGTGCGCCGTCAATGGCGCCAGGGCCAGGGCCAGCACGCTCAAAATAAGGATTTTCGCTTTCATCGTGTTCCTCCACGCATCGGGTTATGCAACAAGAGCAGCTTTTATGCAACAAGACGCGGTTTTATGCGGCTTCTTCGATTTCGAAGATTTTTCCGCCGCTGGGCGAGTTGTCCGTGGGGTATTCGGCCCACTTCTGCCATTCCTCCCACATCGCGGCATAGCGCTTCGGCTCAGACTTTTTCAGCTTCTTCTCCGGCTTCCAAACTTCCTTGCCGCAGCGCGTGCAGGTAAAGCACATTTGGCCGGTCGGATAGGTGTTCAAAATCACGGAATACTCCGCCGCGGTGCCCTTGGCAAACTGGTTGTTCCGGCCGCCCTTGCGGTGTTTGCAAATGGTCTGTTTGTGAAGGCGCACCCGCTCGTTTTTCTTGAAATCGGCAAGCTGCCGCTCGCGGTCCGCGCGCGTCCGTTCTTTCCGGTCCGCCGCCGTCGCCAGCTTCTCCCGCAGCTCTTCGTTGCGCAGCCGCTTATACTCGCGTTCCAGTTCCTCGTCTTCGTCTTCTTCCGGCTTCGGTTTCGGTTTTGTCTCTGCCATGGTCGCTCCGTTGTTACCCGATTGTTAGAGGGTGTGCCTCCAGCCCCATACAACGGGCTAACAGCTAAAAGCTGGAGGCTGTGCTATGCGCAACTAGCTGATGAGAGTCGGGGCGTCGATGTAGCGCACGCGGCCTGTCGTATCCGGCACAACGCCAACGGCAAAGTTGAAGTTGTACGCCACTGAGCCGCCAATCATCATTGCCGGGTCGCTGATGCTCGCGTCGTCGTACCGCTTGGTAATCACCTTCAGGTTGCGCCAGTCGCCGTCGCCAATCTCGGTCATTTCCTTGGCGCCCATGCTGATGGTGATGATGCCGTCTTTGCCGTAAAGGTAGGTGCGGTAGGCTGTCACGCCGGCGTGGCCCAAGTAATTCGGGGTCAGCGTCACAATGGTGCTCTCGTAGAAGCGCGCCCCGGCCCAGTCCAGCGCCTCCACATACTCGCCCTCGCCGCCGGGCAGCTCTTTCAGCAGCGCCTGGCCTTCGATGTTGCGCTTGAGCACGTCGGTGAACGAATTGTTGGTGTTGTCGTTCAGCGCATCGCCCCAGCAAAACGGGGTGATGATTCCGCAGAATTTCTGCTCTTCAAACGTCTTCACGTTTCTGCCGCGCAAGCTGGCCACGGCCGACGTGATGTTTGTCTTGTTGAAAGGCGCGTTGTAGGCGTTCTGTACGGCTACGCTGCTGTCGATCACATTCAAGGCGTCGGTGGTGTTCTTGATGAGATAGGCCACGGTCAGCGCGCACTGGTAGGCCAGTTCCTTGCCGCCGTTCTCAAGCGCCGGGTCAATCGCCAGTTGCAGGCTGAAGCGGGAGTAGTTCAGGTAGTCGGCATAGTTGCCTATCGCAATCTTGTCGGTCAAAATGTTGATCGTCTCGCCGCTTGACACGGTTCCTTCGGGCGCCTGGTTCAGGTCCGGACCAAACGGGACGTATTCAAACAGGTTCAGGGTGTTACCGGAGTTCTCTGGCAGCGGTCTGCGCTCAACGCAGCGATATTGCGGCGTCTCGGCCTTCAGGTTCTCAATGAAGTTTTTGTCGTAATAGTTGACCTGGGTCTGCGTCAGATTGCTGGTTGTGTTTGAGGCCGGGGAGTAACCGGCGCCCAGTCGCGCCTGGGTGGCCAGGGCAATGCCTTCAAGGCGCACCATCACCGCGATCGCTGAGCCTGCCAGGGCCAGCACATAGAGAAGCGGGCGCAGGATGTTCGCTACAACCCAGTCTCTCCGCTCAACAAACCTTTCATCCCGTGTAATTTTCATTTCCCGCTCCCTCAGTGGCTGAGGTCGGCGGGGTTTCGATCATCCAACTCTGCGCTGGGGCTGTTTGGCGTAGTACTCCACGCACCTGGTCAGCTCCGGATCGGTCCTCATCAGGTCTTTATAGGTCCGTGCGCTCATGTTGGCGATCTGCTCCCGCGTGTACTTCAGCCTGTTCGTAGGCCTCGGCTGGGTTCCGCTCACATCGCGGCTGGTAACCCCGGTCGAAATCCGGGTGGGAGCCTTCGGTAGCGCTGGCGCGGGAGCATTCCGCTCAGGCTGCGGTTCCGATGGCTGCGTTTCTGGGGTGTCTTCCCTGGGCCTTGTCTGAAGCAATTGTGCTTCGCTCAGCTCTTGGAAGGCGCGTTGGTAATGCGCTTTGTTGCTCAAATCGCCATGTAGTTGTACATAGCGATACATGACGCCCGCGTTGTGCGGGCTGGGGTAGTACTCCGGCGTTTCGGCGGCAAAGGCCTCGGCGGCCTCGACAGCCCTTCTTTCCTGCCGGTCTTCGCGTTCGGCGGGCGCGTTGGCGCCTGCTTCCCGCAAATTCTCAATCGGACCAACTGCCGACTCCACAATGCGCAGCACCGCCTTGTCGGCGGTGGCGGGGTTGGTAAGGTCGGCCACGGTCTGCATCCGTTCCGCCGCCGTCAAGGGCTTTGGCCCGGTTGGCGGCGGCGGCGGGGGCTGGGGTTGCCCATTCCGTTTCAGCTCCGCGATCCGCCGGTTCGCGTTGGCCTGGCTGTCGGCCAGTTGGTCGGCAATTTCTTCGCGCGTACCGTGGAATACGCTGATAGGCGCGCCGTCGCCGGGGTTATCCGAAGTTACCGTCAACTTCCACTTGCCGCCGCCCTGGTCTACCCACGTCTTCATGCGCTTATCCTACTCCTTGCAATAGATCGTCGAGCGAGGCCGGTTTATTCTGCTCATCGTCGCCCGCGCGGCTATTGTAAGCATTTAAGACCTGTTTTTGGATATATGCAAAGAAAAGCCAGCTCGCTTTACACATCAGGTGGCCGCCCAAAACCGCCTCCGGTTCGCCCGCCGGCGTATTCAGGTGCGCTGTCTCCAGTTCGATGCAGGCCCGCTCCATCACGTTCAGCAGGGCCTCGTAACGCGGGTCCAGCGCCAGGTCGCAAAGCTGCGCCTGCTCGTCCGGGTTCACCTTAATCTCGGTGACTTTAAGCGTACGGGTTGTGCGCAACTTCAGTTCCATGGCCAGCCTCCTCCGGCACCCAATACGGCCGCCAGTTCGGGTTTCCCTCGTTCATCTTGTTGGCCAGGCGCAGCGCGGTGTAACTCAGTGCCGACATGCTTTCGCTTGTGGCTGTTCCCGCGGCTAGGCCCATCAGCATGAGCCACGCCTCAAATTCCTCGCGGGTCAGTGTCAGCCCCAGCGTGATGGTTTTCCCGTCCTCCGATTCGTTGTATCCGCACTCGATCTGCATCAGTTTACCGGCCTCCCGCATTCCAAAATCACTTCCTTGGGGTCGTCTGGCCGCCCCGCCGCTGTCACCAGTACCACCATTTTGCAGGTCTTGCAGTCAACTCTAAAGACACCGCACTCCGGGGCTGGATAGGGCAACGTGACACGACACTGGCGCGTTCCGGGTTTGACTTTCCCCATTACTTTTCCGTTGGGATACTCCGGATCGGGCGCGCATCGTGCTTTTCCCCTGCCGCTTGGGATGAAATTTACAACATGGCTCATCTTTACGCTCCCGTCGGCGCAAACTCGCTTTTGTTGTCTGCGGCCATATCCCAGCTCCGCATATCCCGCTGCGCTGCCTCGTCGCTGGCTTTGTCAAGGAAGCTCTGCGCCAGCTTTGCTTCCGCTGACTGGTCGATTTCCGCGCTCTTGGCCTGGTGCCGCGCGCCGATCGCCGCCACCTGCGCCTGCACCTTCTGCTGCCCAGGGTTCGCCGCCTGAAACTTCTGCTGCTCCTCGGGCGTCATTTTTCTTATCAGCTCGCGGGCGTTCTTCCACTCGCTGACCTCCATAAACATTTCAAGCAACATTTTCACGTCTACCACCCATCCGGTAGCGTTCAGCTGCTGGATGAGTGGCGCATTTTCGAAAATCTGCACCATCAGCGGCAAGGCCTGCGCCATGGCTTTCTTGGCGACCAGGTGCGCCCCGGCCAGGCATTCGTAGCGGTCTTCGCTTTCGTAGAAGTTTTTCGCGTCGAGTTCAAAGGCATCGCCCAGCTCGTCGCCTAGCGTCTCCCTGATCTTCGCCGGGCTCATCCGGTTCTTTACCAGATAATCCAGCAGCTCAATCAGCGGCAGCAGGATGCCCTTTACAAAATGCCCCACGGGTCCCTGAATTTTGCCTGCGTTCGCCGCGATGATACCGCCGGCCCCGGTAGCGGTCCGCGCCGCACTGCTGCCGCCTTTCCCAGGAAGCGAACCTTGAGTGAAAGCCTCATCCGCACCAGTGGTGCTCTGGGCAGATTGGGACGCGGCCTGTAATACCGTAAAGGCTTCTGGGGGTGTCTTTGGGAGTTCGATGATTCCAAACGCGTCCCTCACAGACTGACCCGGCTTGGTATCCACGTCCACAATGCCGCCCAGCCGCTGCCGGATCTGCTGCGTGGGAGCATTGGCCCCGCGGTCGCGGGCATACATTGGATTCACCGCCATGCTCAAAATGTCGAGCACGGCATCTGTGAGCCCTTTTTCAATCCTCTGGTCGCTTCCCGCCAACCTACCCACGCCAATGCCATAAGGGGCGTTCGGAATGTTCCAGAAGTTGGCGCTGAAGAACGGAAGAAAAGGAAGATCGTGCTGCTCGTTCCTGATGAGCACGCCGCGGTCTCCTCCGTCCGGTACCAGGATCGTATAGACGTACTCGTGGTCCCAGCGTTCCAGCATCTTGATGGGCCGTTCCAGCGGGTCCACGCTGCCCGGTTCTTCTTCGTTCTGCGCGTGGTGGATGGCCCAGTTCTGGCCACCCAGGTTGAGCTGCACCTGGCTTGGCGTGCCGGCGTTTCCGGGGTGCGAAAAGAAAAAGGCTTTCAGTTCTTGCTCGGGCGGAATATCGTAGCCGCCCACCTGCTTGCCTTGGTCGTCCACCACAATCTGTTCGCGCAGCTTGTCCAGGTCTTTAAAGGTCGGATAGGTCGCATGGATAGCCCATTTCGCCCCGCGGTGCAGGGCATTAGGCTTCCGCCAGGTCGGATCGACCAGCACGCTACCCAGCTCGCACATCTCAAACGTAAGGCCTTCGGTAGTTACTTCCGTGGGCGTCACCTCGAGCTTGTCACTCTCGATGGTGTGGATGGTCAGCTCGCCGCCGAAAGGCAATTGCTGTTTCACGGGCGCCTGCTTGGGACTGCGCACGTTCTTGGTCTTGGTTTCCTTCATCCATCCGGCCTTGCAGATCACGGTGCCAAAGTTGGTCATGCTTTCCATGGCCAGCTCGCTCTCGCTCTCAAAATCGCAATCGTCCAGCAAGGTTCCGTAGAGCGTCGTTTTCGCGCGTGCGGTCGTTTCGCTGGTCGCAGGCCTTGGGCGGATCAAAAATGGCGGCTGCTCATAAAAAATGCCGCTCTTCATCGCCGGCACCAGGCTGTTCACATGCTTGGCCACGGTAAAGCGAGAGATGTTCGCGCGGGCCACGGTCGAGCCTTCAAAGGCCTGGTTTGAGCGCGGGCTCTGGTAAAGCACATCGGCCTCGCGCCAGTGCAGGTTCCATTGCTTCTGGTCAAGATAGGTCTGGGCCTTTTGCGCATCCTGAATCACCAGTTGCACCGCCCCATCGTCGGTATAGCGCGGATCGAGCAGCGGCCCCAGCAACTCCACATCGCGGGGTTCAATCGTCATCGACCCGTTCACCTGGTTCGCCAGCTCGCTCATTTTGTCTCCCAGTCTTTATCGGACTCCGCTTGCTCTTTCTTATTCGCCGCTCGCCGCTTTCGCTCCGCAATCACCTGGTCTTCATGCCTGCGCTGCGCCGCCTTGATCGCATCCATGCAAAGGCATTTGCAGTCAGCATCTATAACCGTGTCGCCCTTCCGGTGATGAGCGCCGTTTCAGCAAGCGGAGCAGATCATGCGTTTCGAAAATGGGTCAACCTGCAACATCGTGCAACCTCGTGTTACAAGATCATCCGCAGCGGAAAGGCAACCCCTGTGGCCGTTGGTGGGGAAACCTCGTTCAGCTCACGATCAAACTCGGCCAGGTCCTCGGTTTCGAGCGCGGAAATCCTTGTCACCAGGCATTGCACTTCGATGCCGCTTTCCGTCTTGCCCACCCACAACCGCGCCGGCACAGCCACACCCTGAACCATGATTTCGACAATATGCCGCGTGCTCTCAATCGCGATCTTCATCAGCGCACCGTCCCTTCCAGTGGAATCCCGAAACCCTCAGTTACATCGCCGATACTTTCGAAGCCGAAACAAGAGCAGAACTCATCTAGTCCTTCCTCATGGCGGCATCCAACATCGTTGCCGAAGCGAATATGTTCGCTTTTTCTGTGGCCGCATGTGCAGATTGGGTCATTTGTTTCGTCGCTCATCCGCTCAACCCCGGCATAGCCTCGCTCAGCCCGGCGGCTGTCGTCGGCTGCCATTCTTTCTCCGAAGCCGCAAACTCCGGTTCCTCTTCCGCATAGGCGCCCTTGCCGTACACGCGATTGTAGGCGTCCTGGCCCACATATTCCTCCCACTTTTCATCGTCGGCCTGGTCAAAGTCCTCCGCGGCCACGCTCTTGGGCAGCTCCGCCGCCACCCGGCTTACCACGCTGGCAATTTCGGTTTCTTCGACCATGCCAAAGTGGTAAAGCTGGCGGAAAACCTCTTGCAGGTTCTGGATGCCATCGCTGAAAAGCAGCCGCCCGGCCAGTAAGTGGGGCTCCGCGCTCTTCACCGCTAGGGCGCGCGCGGTCGCATCCTGCAAAAATTCGGTCCAAAGTATGTCCAGCCGCCAGGCCGATTCAAAGGCCTGGTTGCGAATGTGCTGTTCCATGCTCCGAGCACCCGGCGTGTCCTCAATCTGCACCCGGTGACACTCCCACTTCTTAGCCAGGCCTACAACCTTCGCGGCCAGCGCGGTGGGCATTGGGCTGCCGGTGTAGACCTCCACAATCGTCATGCGTCCGCGCTGCTCCACGCCCACCGCACAGGCCGCGTTTTTGCTCTCGGCATACTCAAAGCGCCACGCAATATGCACTGTGTTGTCGTGCGGCGTGGCCTCCTCGCTCATCTTCGCCGCCTCCAGTCGCTCCATCGGGAAGGTGGGTTTGAAAGCTCCCTCCGCAATGTTCATATACTGCGTCCAGAAGCTGTTTTCATCGTCCTTCTTCACACTTCTTAGAAATTTCCATGGCAATTGGCGCGGAAACTGCAAAATCACGTCGCCTTCCACTAAATCCTGATCTTCAGTCTTCAAAGCGTGTTTGCGGCGGACATAAGCCGGTTTCCAAAGAATTTTTGTTTGCGGGTTGGCGCCCGCCAGTATCTTGCCGTACACGTCCATCGGCCCGTAGCGCGTTCCGGTGTGTTCACGGTAGCCCCAGTCGGCCAGCATTTTGATGTTGATGTTCAGGTTGTTCCAAACCTTGCGCAGCGCATAGGTAGTTTGCGAGTTGCGGTTGTCCTGAATGTCCTCTGCCTTGAGCACATCGGGGTGCCAGCCGCTCAAGCTCTGCTCAATCGAGACGCCTTTCACGGTCGGATCGCGGCGGTAGTTCTGCCTGGCCGGCGTCGTAAACTCGCCTGCCTTGGGCAGTTTATGCAGCACATGCTCGGGGAAGCATTGATGCAGCGGTTTCAGCGGGGTGCCCTCGGCGTGGTAGAAGTGCATGGCGCATTCCATCACAAAGGCGTCTGCCAGGGGCGAGTCGGGCGAATTGCTGGCGGTCATGGCCATCACAGCCACTTCGGGGAAGCAAAGAATCCATTGCACGGTGTCGGCAATGTTAGCCGTAGTTTTGTACGTCCTGCGCGGCATCAGGATGACGCGGACCTTGTACTCGGTGTCCTGCTCTTCGATTGGTTTGCCGGGGTCTTTCTTGACGAACATCTCGAACATTTCGCGGTGGTCTTCTTCGTCAATCAGCGTATAGCCCAGCATGAATTTCGCCAGCCAGAGCAGATCGGTTTGCGCGCGCCAGCAAAGCTCATCCTTGTAAGCCTGGTCCTCGCCGATGCGCGCAACGTCGATCGTGTTATTCATAGCTCGTCTGGAGTGTTGGGTTGCGCTTTTTTTGGTGGCGGCCAGTAATCTGCATATTGGCCGATCACGCACTCTTTGGCGTCAATCACTCTGATCCGCTCCCCGCAGCGGGGCGGCGGTCCCGCTGAAAACTTGACCCGATAACTCACCGGGTCAGTGAAGAAAATCGCCTCTGTGCCCACCAGGTAAGTCCTGTGGCTCTGCGGCGGTTTGACCTTTGATCCGATCCCGACCGCCGCGAGTGCTCCCGCAAGCATTCCAAAAAATCCGCGCCGTGTAACCATCTACATCCCTCCTGTTTCGGCACCCGGTGCCAGCGTAGCTTCGGGCGGCGGTCCTTCCTGCGGCGGCATCTCGCCAGTGGCCGGCTGGTCGCCCATGTGCTCCTGGAGGTGCTCGCCCGCTGCTTCCATGTCGGGCAGGACATGCTCCTCGGTATGGCTGTGCCCTTCGCTTCTCGGACCTTCGCCGTGATGCACATGCACATGCGCCCTCACGCCGCCATTGTCCGCCCGCTCGTAATGCACGCCGTGGGTATGCGTCTTCTTTTCGCGTTCTTCTTCCTTGCGTTCCTTGCCGCCGAGCGCGTGCTTGACTTTCTCTTCCTTCGCCATCGCCTCTCCTTCGTCTGTTTGGGTTGTATATGCGGGAAATATGCGCTGCACATCTCCCGCGTATAGGGGTAGCCGCGTTCTTAGAAGCCCAGCTCGAAGTTGTACAGGTTGCCGATGTTCAGGCCGCCCGTGTTGAAGGTGAGTGCCACGGCAAAAACCAGCGCCGGCTCGGTTGGAACCGCGGTGTTGCCCGATGCCAGGGTCGTGTTTGTGCCGTTGATGCCGGTGATGGTGTTGCTGATCGCCGCGCGGGCGTCATACAGGTTGTTCGTCTCGGCCGAAAAAATCCCGTGCATGATGCCGCTGATCGAGTCGAACTGCAATTCAGCCTCAATCCACCAGGGGCTCCAGGCGGTGCCCACAGCGCGTGCGGTTCCCGCGCCGATGATCGTCCAATTCCCAGGCACCAGCGGCGATGCTGGAGTTGCCAGTTTGGCAAGCAGGGTGGGCAGCGCTGTATAGGCGCCCACGGTTTGCAGGTTTCCTTCGGCGCGCACCATGAATTTCTTTCCCTCGATCGCCAGGTGACCGGGTGCGCCGATGGTGCAAGCGGCTGCTGAGTTTGAAGCCAGGGCAAAGACCTGGGCGGTGGTTACAGCTGCAATGACGGGGTTGGCGGGTGCTGCGCGCTTGATAGCCAAGCTGCTCATAGGAGGTACTCCTTTACGCTTGAGCCTCTTCCTTTTCCTCTATGTTGGCAAGCGCGGGTTGATCATCCTGGGGCGCATCTTCAGATTTGGGAGCTGCTTTCCTGCCCCTTGTTTCCCCGTAGGCTTCCCTTCTCCACCGGCGCCAGCTTGCGATCTCTTCAGGCGTAGCCGGCCGATTGCAGAGCCTGCATTTCGAGTTATCGCGCACCCTGCGCCGGGCATTTTTCAAAACAGTCGCATGTTCTTCGCAGCAGGTGACGGCCTTGCGAATCACGCGGCTGTTTGGAATCGGTTCCCCGCACACAACACAATGAAAAAACTCAAGCTCGAAAGGTTCAGCCGTTTCGAGTAGTTCGTTCTCATCGCTCAATTCGTCTCCTCTGCCAGTCGTATGCTCACATGCACGCAAGCCACATCTCCATAAATTTTCTCCAGCGTGTCAAAGCCCACCACCTGCGCGTCGTCTTCCCAGATAATTCCGGTCATCGCATCGCATGTGCTTCGAGCAAGTTTGTCCAGATCGGGTTTTACGACCGGATAGATCCGCGTCTTCGCCACCGACCTGGGCCGCGCAAAAACAAAGGTCAAGCCAATGCGCACAGCCATACCGCTTCGCGCAAATAGCAATCCAGCCAGGCCTGCGTCGGCCTTCGCTCTGGCAGCCGCCCAGCCCACCTGGTTGCGATAGGGGTGTGTTGCTTTGTTGTCCGCCTTGAAGATGGTTCCCGGCGATCCGTCCTCGCGGGTGATGGCCACGCCGCTCATACTGCCCTGGGGAACGCCTTTGCACTCGACTATAAAACTAAGTCGACTTACTTTGCGCTGGGCCTCGGGCTGGGGTTCGCGATCCTCTACAAACTTGGTCCAGGCTGCCCGGTCCGCCGCCGCGCTCATCTTCCCCATATTTTTACGATATAGTATTTAACCATGACGAACAAGAACAAATTACCTCGCAAGAAATATATTCCCAACGGCGTTCAGAAGATCATTCGCTTCGCCAGCCAGGAGGATGTTGATCTTATCCAGCGCGCCGCAGATCGGCGCGGACTGAGCTTCACGGCCTTTGTTCGCATGGCTTGTGTGGCAACCGCCTCAAAGGTAATAGCTGCTCCTCCTGACCCGTTTTTTGAAACTCTCTCCTCTGTTCTGGACGATGGAGCTGCGGCATAGCGAAGGAAAAAGCCAAAAAGTGACCAATATTGACCAGACGCCGGGCGGTATAGTTCTCAAGGATAATCGTTCGTCGTGCGGCGGGGGTTGCCAGGCCCACTCGCCCTGATGTTGATCGGATAGCGATCCCTCAGCGATCGCTCACCTGTCAGTCAGCTATCTCCCACCGATCGCTCACCTATCGCTTAGCCATCCCTCACCGATCCCTTACCGATCGCTCAGTGATCGCTCAGTGATCGCTCAGTGATCGCTCAGTGATCGCTCAGTGATCGCCAACGGATCACTGACCGATCGCTCAGTGATCCGTTGGCGATCGTCAGCGATTCAGGTGTTGTTTTTTGGGCGTTGAATTTGACCTGAAAACAGACTTTGAAAGTTGCTTTTCACCCCCGGAATGGAGATGAAACTTGTCAGAAAAATGGCGTACCTGGATGCCTTTCGAGATCGATGCTTTTAAGGCAAGCTCTTTTGTTCAGAGATCTGAATCTGTGGCGCGACTGGGATATATTTACCTGCTCACTGCGCAGTGGCAGACAGATGAATGCAGTTTGCCTGGGGACGATCAAGAACTCTTTGAAATGTGTGGTTTAACAGCAGATGAATGGGCTCAACATAAAGATAGAATCCTTAAAAAATTCATCTCTTTGCCAGGCGGCCGCCTTAGAAACCAAGCTGGTTTTGAGAAGTGGTCAGAGGCGAAACGGATAACCGAATCGCGGCGCGATGGGGCACTAAAAGGCAATGCAATCAGGTGGGGAAAAGAGCAGTCGAATCGCTCAGCGATCACTAAGGGATTGCCTCGGCAATCGTCGAACTCCAAGGACAGTACAGTATTAAAAGCAAGTACTCCCCCTAACCCCCACGCTGCGGCGCGGGGGAATCGGGATGAACCGGACCCGTCAAAAAACTCAGCGCCAACGGCCGATGCGAACGCACCCACCAGCTCGGCGGAAAGTGCTGTGGCACCAGCGCAAACTGTTGATACGAAAGGAAAGCGAAAACGATCAGGAGGCGCTGAGACGCGCTCGGAGAGCAGTGGTGGGGGAAATCTACATAAAAATTCTGCGGACGCAGTGGGGGTACCGCCAAAAAAGATTGCTCCCCAGTACACAAATGGGGCTGATGGTCCAAAAACAGATAAAGGTTCGGATGTCGGTTTCGAGAGTTTCAAGCAGGAGATTTTTCAGTTTTGGAGTGCCGGCGATGGTGGGGGAATTCCGTGCCCCTGGACGGATGTTGAAGACCGAGCTTTACGGCAATTTATGCGCTCGAATCCTGGGGTGGTTTTGTGGGCGTTCAAAGAGCTACTGAAAAATCGTGCGCGTTCGCAGGATGTGAACAATGCAGATCCTCCGCGAAAGTGGATACGCGATCTAGTCAAGTACGCCGCTGGGCCGCTGGACAGGTACGGCAAGCCTCTGCATGAGGAGCGTAGTCTTTGACGTAGCCAGCACCGGCCTGAATGCCGGAGGAGGGTATCTATATGAAAGATGCAGTAGGGAATGACTTGAAGGCGGGTGACCTGGTGATGTTGAGTCTGGATCGTCCTTTGATCTTTGGGCGTGTTGTGGAGGTTCAGGAGGGCAACCTGATTACAGGACTGCGCAAGGGCGGTGGGGAAGTGCGCCCATCGCGGGTAATCATCGCCTCGAATCACACCATTGACTGCGATCCGCGCACCGTCGTGGGCTCGGTGATGGCTTTGCGCGATCCGACGCCGCCTGTGATCGAGGGTGAGCCCGTGGCGGATAAGCTGCCGAACTAAAAGAAGACTAAGAAGACTAAAGGATTGCCCCGGTAGCAATCGATAAGAACCAATGTGCGTTGATGGTCTACGCGCAGGCGCAGCGGTGTGCCTGAAATAGATTAAAACAAGGAATGGAATGCAGA